CAGGGAACAGGATTAACTGGTCTACAAACTCATCCCAATCTTCTTCCGAATTTAACACAATTCTGCCATGCTCGAACCTACCTTGTAAAGCCCAGATGATTCTGTCCGCTTTTTTTCTATTCCCATGAGTCAAATCTATGATGTGAGCATAGGTGTTGTTCTTACGCATCAAGTCTGACAAGTAGGGCAAAACAGCGTTCTTTAGTGCCCCCCTCTCTATCCCTACGGATAAAGGGCGGTAGTCTCTGATGGCAATCAGTATCTTGGAGGCGGTCTCTCGGATGTCCCAACGCCCGTGTTCAATCTTCTCAACAAACCACTTCCCATCGTCTGTCACCTTCACGATTGAGATAGCAGACTCGTCCAGACGCTTCTTAGCATTAGCCGCTTGTTTGGCAACTTCCTCGAATCCCGCTAGGTCAACAGCAATGTAATAGCTTCCATGTTCAGGACTAACCCCGTATTTGATCCACTCTTCCTTGAAGATGTCAGAACCCGCATTGGTAAACGAAGCCATAAACTCTTGTTTGAAAGCGAAAGAACTTAGGGTTTTCTTAGCGGAATCTATCTCTGCTTGGTCAATCAAGGGGTTATCAGCGGTGGTGAAGTGCCAACTCTTCCAATCAGGGTCTTCTTCACTTTCACCTAGTTTGAAGGTATCGTAGAACCAGTTTCTCCCCTTTGGAGTGCCAATGAAGAGTGCTCTCCCCCGTTTATCAGACAAACTTGCTCTAATGACCTGTTCCCATGCCTCGGGTTTGATGTCGGCAACCTCATCTAGAACAGCATAGGTCAAGCTAACGCCACGAAGGGTATCAGGACGATCCGCACCACGAACGTATATCCTAGCCCCGTTTATCAGGGTAATGTCTAGGTTGTTCACATGGGAAGACTGAATAACCTCTCTACCAAGGTCTAGCAGTAAGTCCCAAATAATCTGTCTTGATTGCCCCATAGTGGGACTAACATAAAGAACCGCAGAGCCTTGTGGACACTTGAGTCCTTCTATCAGTAGGGTAACTGCCGCCATTCGGGACTTACCACATCTACGCCCAGCAGCCACAACCTTGAACCTAGTAGTATCCTTAAATACCTCTTGTTGCCAAGGAAGTAGAGAGAAGTTCAGATCAGCCATATTTAGCCTCTACGTCTTCAGGTTGTTCAGTGTCCACTACCAATGGTTCTTGTCCTAGCCCCGTGATATTGATTGTCACTGCTGATCTCTGAGACTTGTCCTTTTCAAACAAAGAAACAGGAAGAGTCCTATCAAGACACATCTTCAAAGCAACCAATTGATGGGGATGCTCATCATTAAGGGCTATCTCAATAACCTTCTGAGCCACATCCTTACCCCCAGACCTAATCATCAGCTCTTTAAGCTCCTTCAGACGTTGATGGTCTGTCTTAGGTAGTACTAGGGGTGGATTGTCAGCAAACCTCTGTATGGTCATCTTGACGCTTCCCTTGGGTCTTCCTCTTCCTCTTTTTTCCATTTTGTCCTCCTTGGAATGGATTAGTTCATTTTAGCTTTTTCTGAGGGTGGGGTGTACCACAAATATCTCACAACCCAACCTACCCCCTCCCCCCCCCTACTGTATGCCCATCCACCCAGGGTTTACCCTTAAGGGTTTATACCTAAGGGTAGGGTTTCTACCTAGTGGTTTACCCTAAGTTTTGCGTTATGTTAAGTTGTTATGTTAAGTGGAGAAAGAGCAAAAGAGTTGGAGGGTGCTTTCCAGTACTACTTGAGCTTCTATCCATTCCTACCAATTCCATTTCAGTTACCTTTCCTTTCCTCTATCTATCCCTTGTCTTACTCCCTATTGGTTCATCTGTTAAGGGCTGATCCTTTATCCTCGGATAGGTTAGTTACGAACCCTATTGTATCCAATGGGTCTTCTGTTCTATAGCCTATAGAGTGGAGATGATGGTACAGGGCTAACAAGTTCTCGAAACCTTGGCTGATGTTGCCTTGTCCAGCGGATAAAAGTATTTGCAGCTTTGGGTTGTCTAGTTTTCTTCGGAACTGGACTGTATCTGCCTTTGGGGGTCTAGCCATGCTTCTAACCTCTCTAGTAATTAAATTAAATTAATTGTACTTTATTAGGGTTTATCCCTATTTTTTTTGTCTGTCAATGAATTAATATTCATTTAACCGAACTAGCGGAACTAGTGTCTCTAAGGGTGTAAACAATGAACTTCTTTAAATCTGACCTCTTCCATGACCTGGCTACTGCCGTTGTTGTCGGTCTTGCCCTGTGCGTTGGGCTGCTTGCTTACTTTGACGTACTAGTAAAGTAAACCTTTTGTTTTCTAGAATGGTGATTTAGAGGGGCTATGCTCGATGAGATTCTTGATAGTCTCGTTGAGTGCCTCTATCTGATCCATCTTCCTTATCGACCACGCCCTCTTTTGCCCATGCCATCCAAGTACAGGATTCCGGTGGCAATCTACACATAGGGCTATACAGGTGTACTGGAGACCCTGTTTGAAGTGATGGGCTTCTGATGGCCCTGATGCCTCGCATACTGAACATGGGAGACTTTTAACCCTTGCTAGGTGCAATCTCTCTTTTGCGTTCAGCTTGTTGTTCATTGGGTTGCTTTGATTTCCATTCGGGCTGAATACTGCTCGGTTCTGTACACCTCAATGCGGGTTTGTGCCGCCGTCATAAGCCAACGATAACGCTCTTCTAATTCGACCGCTTCCCTGATGCCCTCTAGGATTTGAATGTAATCAGGGTGAGCATAGGCATAAGTTTCCTGTTTTCCAAGCACTTCTGTCCCTGCCTGGCTCATGAGCTGAGCCTTGCGACTCTTGCGAAACTCCTCTAAAAACATACGACTAGCCTTGGCCTTGGAATAGAGAGGGGCAGTGTCAATCAGGAATTGCACCGCCTTGTGGGGATTACCATCACTCATGGCTGAATATCCGATGTTTGCTTAAAGTTGAGCTTATGGTGCTGAAAACGCATGGCTGCCTCGCACTCTAGCTCTTTGAAAGCCTCATCGCTAAATAAACCGATGACATTGCGAGTTTCAAACCAAACCTCTTTAATGGACTCGTTATAAGTGCCATCCTCGTCTGATGAATACTCATAAACGACAGTAACCACTTCGCTACCAGCACCCACTGTTGTGTCAAATTCCCAAGTTGATTCCATGATGTAACTCCTGTTTAAAATTAAATCTTACCTAATTGCTTGCGTAATACCATAGGTATTTACCCTAATCTAGGCATTCTTTTACGCAAATATCAACGCCTGGCAGACTCGAATAAACCTTCGTAACGTGGATGTTTATGATCTGAGAATCGTCATGGTAAACAACCCCGTTCATGCCATCTTCTACGCTTTTGAGGATATTGCTTGCGTCAGGCTTCTTTGTTGGCTTCTCTGACCCATTAGAAATGGCTTCTAGGCGCTTTTTAGTGCATGACTTAGGGATTGGTACTCGGATGTACAAATAAAGGCTTACAGGGGTTTCTAGTGGCTCTGAACTGCCCATTGCCTCGATTGCAGCATCCTTGATTAAGGTTTCATAGGTTCTTGTCTTTTCAGGGGTGTAGGTGCTGACAAAGTTTCCCCTCTTGACATATCTAGCCCTTTGTTTACCAACAGGGTTAGCGTCTACTTTAAAAGTTACCATGAAAGTCATGTAAGAATCCTTATTGATAAATCATGCAAATAAAAGTTGTTGCGTTTTTACTGTAGTTCCTGAGTCGTATCTTTGAGAGTCGCCTTTTGGATAAGGCAAAACTTCGTATTTCAACTTAGATCGCAATACTTTCTTGTCTGTTTTAGAGCCATGAAACAAGATGTATCTATGTTTTCTTGATCTCTCAATGTAATAAAAATCATCTCCATGAATTTCTTTAAGTTTTTCAAGGCTTAAACCATCGCCTATGGTTTTGGCGTGTTTATGCTCTTGGCCTCGAATTGCCCAGTCAACCCTCGTAGCATTGATTCCGGTGTAAAGAAAATTCGTAGCTTGGTAAACATAGCCAACATGACCTTTGCTTGTGTCAGCGTATGAAACAATAATCATTGGCTTTGGCAATAGCTTGATTGAGTTCGCAACCAAGAATGATGCTTCGTTTTTGTGGTTGTCCAACAAACAGACTCGGTTTAGCTCAAGTACTTTGTCTGAGTATTCTTTCCCACAGATTCCCATGCAAAGTGGTGGTGATGCGGGAATGCCATAAGTCACTACACCAACAAGGATGTCTTCTTTGTAAAGCCCAAAAGCAAACATTATTTGTGGCATACGCTTGGCATAGTGTTTTTCAAGCAACCAAGGCTCAACTTCAAAATTATTGATTGGTAAAACCTTCATTTAGGATTCTCCATGCTGTTGCCGCCACTCTTGGTACTTGTGCGTTGCCAAGGGCCTTAACTCTGTCCACTTGTCCGGGAAGTCCATTATGAGTTCTACAAAGTCCGGGTGATAGTATTGAGCGCAATCCAAGCTCGTCCTTACCCACTCTGTTGTAAAACTTGCTCTGTATTCTTGGCTTCCCCAAAACCTCTTTTTTGCCGCCCCTCTCCACATACTTGTTACTGGAGTTGGTAGCCAACACCCAAATTCGTTCTCTCCGATGGGGTAATCCAATGGCGTCTGCTCCCAACACTCCCCATTTCGCATCAAACCCCATTGAGGCCAGGTCTCCGAGAACTCTTCCAAGTCCCCTAGAAGTAAGCATTGGTGAGTTTTCCACGAACACGTATCCTGGTTGTACTTCGCAAATGATCCTTGCCATTTCTCCCCACATTCCGCTTCGCTCTCCATCAATTCCTGCGCCTTTTCCTGCGGCTGAGATGTCTTGGCATGGAAAGCCTCCCGATACAACGTCAACAATTCCTCTCCACGGCTTTCCGTCAAAGGTTTGAACGTCATCCCAAATAGGGAAAGGCGGGAGAAGCCCGTCATTTTGTCGGGCGCACAGTACGCTTGCGGGGTACTGCTCCCACTCGACTGCACAGACTGTTCTCCATCCAAGGAGATGTCCCCCAAGTATTCCTCCACCAGCAC